TTGACTATGTTGATCCCGCTAATCTAGTTTATTCTTACACAGAAGATCCAAATTTTGAAGATATATATTATGTTGGAGAAGTAAAATCTGTAAGCTTAGAAGAGTTAAAAATGCAATATCCTGAGTTATCATACGAGGATATGAAGGAAATAGAAAAGTATCAAGGTAATACAAGTTATGTACGAAATTATAATGGAGGCTATCAGGACGGAAACATTGTTCAAGTACTATACTTCGAATATAAAACGTATTCTAATCAAGTATTTAAAATTAAACAAACAGATCAAGGATTAGAAAAAGCTTTAATAAAAACAGACTTTTTTAGTCCACCGCCAAGTGATAATTTTGATGTAGTATCAAGAAGTATTGAAGTGTTATATAGTGGAGCAAAAATATTAGGCCATAATAAAATGCTTGATTGGAGATTAGCTGAGAACATGACTAGACCAGTTGCCGATACAACTAAGGTAGAAATGAATTACGCTATTACTGCCCCTAGAATGTATCGCGGTAGGATTGAATCATTGGTTAGTAGAATTACTACATTTGCCGATATGATACAATTGACGCATTTAAAATTACAACAAGTGTTGTCTAAAATGGTACCTGACGGGGTATTTGTAGACGTTGATGGATTAGCTGAAGTTGATTTAGGTAATGGTACAAATTATAATCCAGCGGAAGCATTAAATATGTATTTCCAAACTGGTAGTATTGTAGGTAGATCAATGTCTCAAGACGGAGGGCAAAACCCAGGAAGAGTGCCTATTCAAGAATTACAAACATCAGCTGGTAATGCAAAGATACAATCTTTAATTACTACTTATCAATATTATTTACAAATGATAAGAGATGTCACTGGGCTAAATGAAGCAAGAGATGGAAGTTTACCAAATAGAGACATGCTGGTTGGATTGCAAAAAATGGCAGCCGCTTCATCAAATACTGCAACAAAACATATATTAGATGGAAGTTTGTTTTTAACATTAAGAATATGTGAAAATATATCTAAACGAGTTGGAGATGCTTTATCGTTTCCTTTGACTTTAAATTCTTTATCGCAAAGTATATCTGTATTCAACGTACAAACATTAGCAGAATTAAAGAATTTAGAAATACACGATTTTGGTATTTATTTGGAATTAGAACCAGAAGAAGAAGAACAAGCACAATTTGAACAAAATATTCAAGTTGCATTACAAAATGGCGGAATTGATTTAGAAGACGCAATCGAGTTAAGGCAAATTAAAAATCTTAAACTTGCAAATCAATCTCTTAGATATAAGAGAAAGAAAAAGATGGAGCAGGATCAAGCTAATCAACAAGCTAATATTCAAGCGCAAGCACAGGCGCAAGCACAAGCAGCGGAATCTATTGCAATGTCAGAAGTGCAAAAGCAACAAGCATTAGCAGAAACTCAAATTCAAATTGCGCAAGCAAAAAATCAATTTGAAATACAAAAAATGGAATATGAAGCTCAATTGAAAAAGCAATTGATGATGGAAGAATTTCAATACCAAATGCAATTAGCTCAGGTTCAAGCAAATGCAGAAGCAGAAAAATTAGGTAAATTAGAAGATAGAAAAGATTCTAGAGAAAAATTAAGAGGCACTCAACAATCTGAATTAATTAACCAAAGACAAAATAATACAATGCCTAAAGATTTTGAATCCGCAGGATTTGACAATATGGGAGGGTTTGATTTAGCCCAGTTTGAACCAAAATAAATTTTTATTAACAATTATATAATATTTTATCATGTCAGAACAAGTAAAACAAGAAGGGGAATTTAAGATGAAAGCATCTAGATCCACTCCTAAAAAATTAATTAAAAACGATCAACCTACAAAAATTGATTTAAAAGCTCCTAAGGCAAATGATCCAATTAAAGTTGATTTAACAGTTCCTAAAACAGAGGAACCAACAAAGGTAGTAATAACTAAAGATCCAGAAAATGCCGTTCAAGAACAAAGCCCAGCAGAAAGTGTGTTACGCGCAGAACAGTCCGAAGTGGAATTGCAAGCAGTGGGACAGGGAGACGAAAGGCCCGTTGAAAATGTTATTGAAGAAATCAGCCAGCAAGAAGTAATTGAGCAAACAGCAAATTTACAACAAGAACTGGAAGAGAAAGTTCAAGATCAAATAAACACAGGTAAAAAATTACCGGAAAACATAGAAAAACTAGTTGCTTTTATGGAAGAGACTGGGGGCAATGTTGAAGACTACGTTAGATTAAATACGGATTATTCAAATGTTGACAGTAATGTTTTATTAAAAGAATACTATAAAAATACAAGGCCTCATTTAAATGATGAAGAAATTGACTTCTTAATAGAAGACGCTTTTGAATATGATGAGGATCTAGACGATGAACGCGACGTCCGTAAAAAAAGACTCGCTTTTAAAGAAGAGGTTGCAAAAGCCCAAAGCCATTTGGAACAAGTTAAGAGTAAATATTACGACGAGATCAAGTTGAGACCGGGCGTTACTCAAGAACAACAAAAGGCAACGGACTTTTTTAATCGATATAATAAACAACAGGAATCAGCCGAAGCAAAACACTTTAAGTTTAAAAACGACACTAAACAATTATTTACTCAAGAATTCAAAGGTTTTGAATTTAATCTTGGTGAAAAAAGTTTTAGATACGGAGTTGCAAATCAAGAGGCGTTAGCTGAAAAACAATCTGATATTTCAAATCTTATTAAGAAGTTCTTAAATAAAGATGGGGAAGTTACAGACGTTAAAGGTTACCACAAAGCGATTTACGCAGCGGAAAATGTGGATAATATTGCAAGACATTTTTATGAGCAAGGTAAAGCCGATGCTATTAAAGAGGTCGTTGCAAAATCCAATAACATAACTAATGCCCCTAGGACAGTTCCTAATGGTGATGGTTTTATAAATGGGTTTAAAGTTAAAGCTATAAACGGCGTTGATTCTACTAAATTAAAAGTACAAACAAAAAAATTTAACAATTAAAATTTAAAATTATGGCAAATGTAACGCCGGTGTATGGATCTATAATTCCATCACAAAAACAAATGACTTTAGAGTCAAACTACCTGAATTTTACAGATGGTACTAATGACTTTGCACAACAATATTTACCAGAAATCTACGAAGCTGAAGTAGAGCGTTATGGAAACAGAACTCTTTCTGGATTCTTACGTATGGTAGGGGCTGAAATGCCAATGTCTTCTGACCAAGTTGTTTGGTCTGAACAAAATAGATTACACATTGCTTATAACAATGTAACAGCTGTTCAAACTTCTGCTACAAAAGTAACTCTTACAATTCCTGTAGGTGGTACTGAGCCAGCTGGAACTTTAGTTCAAAATGTTATTACTAAAAACATGACAATCGTTGTAATTGATCCAGCTACTGGTCAAGACGTAAAATGTTTTGTTGGAGCTTCAGGGGTTCTTGATGGTTTAGGAGCTGGTGTATTGGAAGTATATCCTTACAACTATGCTAACTTAGCTGCTGCTGGAGTTGGTTTAACTGGATTAAAAATCTTCGTTTATGGTTCTGAATTTGCTAAAGGTACTAATGGATCTGTAGGATCTATCAATCCTTCTTTCACTCAGTACAGTAACTCTCCAATCATCATCAAAGACAAATATCAAATCAATGGATCTGATACTGCTCAAATTGGATGGGTTGAGGTTGCTACTGAAGATGGTACTTCTGGATACTTATGGTATTTAAAAGCTGAATCTGAAACAAGATTACGTTTTGAAGATTACTTAGAAATGTCTGTAATTGAAGGCGAATTGGTTAAAACCGCTGCTGGAGCTAACGGTGCTTTCTTAACCGCTGCTAACGCAGGAGCTTTGGCTGGATCAGGATTTGACGCTGCTATCCACCCTAAAGGAACTCAAGGTCTTTTTGCTGCTGTTCAACAAAGAGGTAACGTATTAGCAGGATTCTCTGCTGCTGCAGGTTTAGCTGAGTTTGATTCAATCTTGAAAAACTTAGATACTCAAGGAGCTATTGAAGAAAACATGTTATTCTTAGATCGTGAAACATCTCTTGACTTTGACGATATGCTAGCTTCTTTATCTTCAGGAGCTGCAGGTGGAGTTGCTTACGGTTTATTTGAAAACTCTGAGCAAATGGCATTAAACTTAGGTTTCTCTGGATTCAGAAGAGGTTCTTATGACTTCTACAAAACTGACTGGAAATACTTAAATGATGCTTCTACTCGTGGAGCTACAAACGGAGCTGGTCAATTAGGATCTGGTATTGATGGTATTCTTATTCCAGCTGGAACTTCTACAGTTTACGATCAATTGTTAGGAACTAATATCCGTAGACCATTCTTACACGTTCGTTATAGAGCTTCACAAGCTGACGATAGAAGAATGAAAACATGGATCACTGGATCTGTTGGAGGTGCTTTCACTTCTGATCTTGATGCAATGCAAGTACAATTTTTATCTGAAAGATGTTTAGTTGTACAAGGAGCTAATAACTTCGTATTGTTTACAGGAGCATAACAATTAACAAAGGTATAAGTTGCCCTCGTTGAACTGACGGGGGTAGCTATTACCCTATTATAAATTATCTAATTATATTATATTATGGCAACAGCTAAAAAAATTGAAAAAGAAATCGGTTGGGAAATTAAAGACCGTACATATTACGTAGCAACGGCAGAATCGCCTTTAACGCTTACAATACCATCTAGACATACTAGAAAATATTCTTTACTTTGGTTTGATGAAGAAACCGGGGAACAAAGAGAATTAAGATATGCAACCAATCAAAATTCACCATTTGTTGATGAACAAAAAGGAGAAGCAACAATGGGGCATATCGTATTTAATAATGGAACTTTATTTGTTCCTAAAAATAAACAAAATTTACAAAAACTTCTATCGTTATATCATCCAATGGTAAATAAAAAATACAGGGAGTATGATAGAGTTGAGGAAGCTATCGATGATCTATACGATTTAGAACTTGAATTAACGGCATTAAACGCTGCTCAAGCAATGGATATAGATCAAGCGGAAGCAATATTAAGAGTTGAGTCTGGAAGTAAAGTTTCAGATATGACTAGCAAAGAAATCAAAAGAGATCTATTATTATTTGCTAAACGAAATCCAGATTTGTTCATTGAACTTGCAAACGATGAAAATGTACAACTTAGGAATTTAGCAATTAAGGCTGTAGAGGCTAACATTATTAAATTATCACCAGACCAAAGAACTTTTAATTGGGCTAGTAATGATAAAAAATTAATGACGGTCCCATTTGATGAAAATCCATACTCCGCTATGGCGGCATTCTTTAAGACAGATGAAGGCACAGAGGTCTTTAAGTCTATAGAGAAAAAGTTAAAATAATACGTAATACTAATATTAGGCGGTACCGAAAGCTACCGCCTTAATATTATAATAAAGCAAGCAAATGGCAGTAAATGTAAATATAGTTTATAGAACTGTTTTATTAATTCTTAATAAAGAATCAAGAGGTTATTTAACGCCTGATGAATTTAATAAAACGGCCACTCAAGTTCAATTAGAAATATTTAATGAATATTTTGAAGACTTGAATCAACAATATAGAGTTAATAGCAATGATACGGAATACGCGGATCGTGTAAAAAACTTAGAACAAAAAATATCAATATTTCAAGCCGAAACTAATTGCCCATATTCGGCAGGCAGTTTTGCGCCATTATTACCAAATGCTGTTCCACAAACTGAATTTTATAAATTAGGAACAATTATATATAAAGGAGAAAAAGAAGTTCAATATGTTCAACCAAATGAACTATTGGAACTTAACTTATCTCCGTTAACTAAACCTAGCCTATATTGGCCAGTATATACATCAAAAGCAGTTAGTGTTAGCAATACTCCAATAATAAATGTATACCCAACAACTATAACTTCTGGAATTACTTGTACATATATTAGAAAACCGTTTGATCCTATATGGAATTTTACGGCTACGGCTCCTTCATATCAATATGTATATGATCCAACCATATATAATCCTACTACCAATCCAGGTGGTTCTAGGGATTTTGAATTACATCCTACGGAACAAACAAATATAATAACTAAAATATTGCTTTATTCTGGAGTTATTATTAAAGATCCGCAGATTGTACAAATAGCTGCACAACAAGCGCAAGCAGAAAATGTTAATTCTAAAAGCTAATAAAAAATGCCGATACCAAATAACGGTTTAATTACCGAAACAAATAGACAATACTATGAAGGTGCCCAGGGGTTTATAGCAACGGGAACTCAAACCTCGTTTGTTACAACGTTTAATACCGATTTAATTTTCGAAGATTGGGATCCAGCTAATACTAATTATGCTTTAAATAATTTTAAACTATATACTAGCTTTACAGGATTGCCAGGCACATTCTCAGAATATACATTTATATATACGGTACTTGACAATGTAATAACCATCACTCCTGCATTAGCAAATGGCATTTATGTAGTTGTACAATTAAAAGTTTTAGATGGAGGTAACTATGCAACTACTATTCCAGAAAAAGCCTTTGGTAATACTACAGAAGAAAATTATGGTAGTTATGCTTATACTAGCTTAAATGATATTATTAATAACTTTATGGTTGCTTACGTAGGTAAAGATAAACTTATACCATCTGTTAAAAGAACGGATGTAATATTTCACGCAAAAAGAAGCCTACAGGAATTTAGTTATGATACATTAAAAAGTATTAAATCCCAAGAACTAACAATCCCACCTAGCTTAAGCATCGTGCTGCCTCAAGATTACGTTAACTACGTTAAGCTTGCATGGATAGATGGGGCAGGCGTTAAGCATCCAATTTATCCCACAAATAATTTAACTTTAGCACCATATGAATCTCCCGTGCAGGATAGTAAAGGTTTGCCAATACAAGACAACTTTGGCGACAATATAGATGCTGAATCAATAACCGAAAAAAGATGGAGGAATAATGATCTTAATTCTTTAACTAATAATCTTAATAGCGGTGGTAACTGGATAGACAATGGATATGGCTATGATAATTGGTTATGGTATGGTTATTTTGGACAAAGATACGGATTAGATCCACAATATGCAAATGAGAATGGCTACTTTACTATAAATGATAGGGAAGGTAAAATATCATTTAGCAGCGGTATGGTTGGTAGATTAATAATTATAGAATATGTTTCTGATGGACTTGCGTATGATTTAGACACAAGAGTTCCTAAATTAGCAGAAGAAGCCATGTATGCTCATATTATACATGCCATTCTAGCCCTAAGAATAAATCAACCTGAATATATAATTAATCGCCTTAAACAAGAGAAATCAGCTAAATTAAGAAATGCAAAAATAAGATTGTCAAATATAAAATAAGAAGAAATTACTCAAGT